CCCCCATTGGCTATAATCACTCCATTATTACAGGTAGCCAGTGAGTAATTTGGAGTAAGTGCCACTTTCCCAAGAAGTTTTATGATTATTTTTTGATATGTATCATCATTGATTAGATCATCAATCCGATGCCCAGCTTGTCGGTATAGCTGATAAAAGCATAGCAGATCAGTCCATGCACTATTCTTGGCATAACATCCATTAGCAGCCCCCTGGACAAACTTTAGGTAATTTGTTCCCAGATAGTCTTTTGCTATCGCTACGATCTGTTTAGCTTTTGTCGCGTCAATGTATGGCATATTAGCAACAATTTATGTGGTTATCGGCTACTTCATTTATCTGAGAAAGTATCTGTTGTGCGCCTGAAATATCAGCCGCACACGTCCTGGCACTTGCGGCATCTAATCCGCACTGTATCTGCTGTACAAGAGCGCAGTTATTGTTGCAATTACATCCGCAGCCTTCTTCCGAAAGGATTGTGCGGAGCTTTTTTAGTGTGTATTCAGTGGTTATAACTTGATTCGTAGCTGTATATTCGACCGCAACATTATCCGTAAGAACCATTCGTATGCTATAAACGTAATCCTGATCCTCTGTAAAAGAATAGGTATCAATTATGCTATTAGTAGTATTTGTGTACGGAAAATCGATGGTAGTAGTTAGGAGTGTGTCACCCCTTGTGATATATAATGTCCTGGACACCATATCCGCCTTATTAAAACTTCCGCCTGTGCCATAATTGCTGGTGTCGGAAATTGTGACGGTTGCTCCATCTATACTTTGCGTCACTGTAAAAGCCACCAAGAATGCCATATGATGTTATTTTAGCAAATATAATCAATTTTATCGCCCACTGCGTGAAGATTGCGCTCTTCCGCGTGATCCACCACGCACACTTCCCCCACCTGCTGATGGTTTTTTCTCCTTCTTGCTAGTCTCTTTCAGTATTTGTTGCATTCTCATATTTAGCAACATCAAATCGCCTGATCCTGTAGCCATAGAGCCAATCCCTAATAATGCATTAAGCTGCTTACTGACTTTTTGTGATTCAGTATCTTCAACGGCATCTTTCACATCTATGTAATTAGCTCCTTCTATTATTACATCAACTGCTTTTAATGCAAGAGCAGAGAAGAAATCGGCTGATCCGGCCGGCCCGTCTACGCCATAATAAGGTTTAAAGTATGGGGAAAGATATGTTCCACGTGAATCGAACTTTTCTCCACGCTGTTTTGCTGCGGCTTTCTTTTTCTTTACTGCAATCTTAGCTCCTTGGGAAAATGCATAGTTCGCCCCAATCTTAACAACGCTTTGATACGGGGCGGGCAATCCAGATAAGGCAAAGTCCGCAGCGATATTTGCTCCTAATTTTATCTTGTTTTTATCCTCTTTTGCCTCTTTTTCTTCCGGCGTATCATCATGCTTTAAACCAAAAGCGACATTAAGCAGAGCAGCAGCAGCGGCCATTTGGAATCCCCTCGCGTATTTGCCCAATAATTGATACATGCCGATTTCACCGGCATACCCCCCAAAGTGCATTAATGCCTCTTTGCGCTCTGCATTAGTTGATCGGTTATCTGATACTATTTTCAGCTTATCCATTGCATTCTGATATGCATTAAGAGAAAATCCTTGTAACATCCACAACAAGCGTGATTTATCAGAATCCTTTAATACATCTGGTCGGTATGCCTTTGCTGATTCATTATTAATGTTTGATGCAAATTGTTCAGCAGCCGCCATCGCTACCTTATCAGGATTTTTAGCGGCTTCTGTAATATCAAACCCCTTTACAGATGATATTTTACCTTGTCTTATTAAACTTGTAATATAACTTGATATATAAGCATCATTTTGGGCCATGTGATCAGCCTTTTCTAGGGCATAAGAGGATAGTTTGGCAACTTTAGTACGCCATAGTTTCGGGTACATCCACCAAGACATATCATCATTTACTGTCTTAACATACTCATCGAATGCTGCCGTTCCCATAGTAGACCGCTGTACACCGGTAAAGTTTTGTAGAAACTCCTGCCTAGCTTGGGCATATTCTGGACTGAACATCGCTTTCCCCCTAGACGTAATTGCCTCTAAGAAGGCTCCTGTATTGTTTATCGTGAAATTATGAAGGAGAGCCGGGAAGTATTGCTTAGGCGCTTGAAATACATTGCCCAATGTCATTTTAGTGCTTGTAGAAATTACTTGATCCGCAAAGCTTTCTTTTCCCTTCCTGAAGAACGGCGCATACTTCTCTTCATTTATGGCATCAGATAGCTTCTCTTTAAACTTGATGTAGTTACGATCTGTATTTCGATCTTTCCCAATATCGAATTGCCCATTAATGAACTTCTTAAAGTCATCACTGTTTACCATTTTAGCAGTACGCTGTAATTCTGGTAATACTTCCGCGGTATATAATGAAGTATAATACCGGTTCACGAAGTTTGAGAAGAAATCGCCATCATAATAGATATTCGCACTTTTCTTATTGCTTCGGCTTATCGTAGTATTGGCTGGTTTCGCGTTTATGGACTGCAAGTGGCCTGTTATATCGGTACTTTCCGATAAGTCTTTAATTCGATCTTCTGCGCCAGTCTTAGGCCGCGAAACTAGAGATACATAGTTCCGTTCATCCTGGAATTCTTTCCCGGCATATGTACGGGTAACGAATCTCAACTTATCAGTTAATTCGTCGTAATGATCGCGAACGAATTTATATATATCCTGTTCTCCGTCAGTTAGTGTAGAGCGCAGGATATCGGGGGCATCATGAGCATTGTCTGGATCAATGGCATTTTTAATATCAACTTTTAATTTGCCATCAGTAATCTCATAGTCCAGTAGTCCCATTGACTTTAGAGCCTCTAACCTATTGGTCGCATCTTTTACTAATGGCTGACTTTCCGATTTCTTTCTATATCCTGAGCCTTTATCAAACAGATAGGTAGCATCATCAATCAACTCGTTCAAACGTTGATTAAGATTATCTGCAATTTCTCCGCTTTCTATTCCCCGGTATTGATTTAGATATGAGAATGCGAATAGCTTTGCGTTTGATAGTCCGTCTATTTTATGTTTCTTGTTCAATTCAACGAACTCTTTAACCACTTTTTGCGCTCGTTGCTTAACATGAGAGGTTTTATTCTCAATACCGCCTAATACTTTTCCCCGGAAACGGGATATAGCACCATCATTATAGAATAATGAAGAAATGTAGTTTGATAGGTTCTTTTTAGACAATATTTGATCTGTAGGGAGTGCGCGTAATTTATCACCCGATTCCGCTAATTCTTTATTCATTAGTTTGGCTTCATAGGTTGTGATAATATCCCCGGCAGCATCCAATGATCCATATTCAGCAATATTGTTTAGCACATTATTCAACCTAACTAATTCCGGCCCCTTCAAATCAGATATATCGATATCAGAAAGTTTAGATACAATCTCTTTTTCGGCGCCATCAAATTCTGATAATCTGTCTTTTATATATCCCAATCGTGTTTTCAGGTCACCGCGCAATATTTCCGCTTTTTTATTTATCTCTTCTGACAACATAGGCGGCGTTTCATAATCAAGCATTCCTATATAGCTCTCAAGTGTAATGTCATCAGGTATAACACCTTTCCCCTTTAATATATCCAAATCTCCTTGCATAGCGTCCATCTTTTCTTTATGGATACGTATATTCTCGTCCTGCACAAATTCTCCTATCTCTTCACGGGTATATTTCGGATTAGTATTATCTCCTTTTCGAGAAGTAACATAATCTTTAAGCATTTCCCGGTATGTTGCCAAATCATCAACGCGGGAAGGTACTGGTAGTTGTAATTGCTTGATCCATTCCACATCCTGCAAGATCATGGATTTTGATCTTTTCAGTCCATTCACTGACTTAATCAGCTTTTTAGTATCTGCTATCTGTAGCTTATGTTTTGCTTCCCATACCATTTGCGTAGTCGCATCAATAGCACGATCTATGGACTTGCCAATATCGCCGCCATGTATCGATTGCTGCAAGAGCGATATTACACGACGCATCTGTAACATAGACAGATTTATCCCAGATTCCTTAATCGTTTCATTGATAGCAGCTTTTACCGCCTTTACACGAATCTTTGCCTCTTCCAATCCGGACTTAACGCCTTCTGTTCTGCCTTTTTCACGTGCTTGAATCTTTCCTTTAATGTATTCTTTGAAGCTAACTCGATCTATGTTCTGTCCTAATACTCCTGGTATTTTCTTTATCTGTCCATAAGCATTATCGAATAATTCATTAAAATCGGAAATCCCGATTTTAATACCTTCCGCATTCATCGCACGACGAATGGATGATTTGATCTGCGCTTTTTTCATCTTCGCAAATCCCTTTACTTGGTTCGCCCGATAAAGAATCTCTTCTTTTGCATAGTTAAGCATAGCCGCGTATAGCTTCTTATCCTGTATTGGATCGGGGAGATCAACTCCCTTTTTCTGATAAGGGCGATCTTTATTCTGGAAGTTAGACCATTCTTCACGGACACGTTGGGCTGCAGCATCTCGACGCGACTTGGCCTCTTCTGATCCTTTAGGCTTAACTGTCTTAGCCTCTATGGGCGCTTCTTGGGTGGTTTCGGTTTGGGCTTCTGGTTGCTGACTTTGTTCGGTAGGGATTTGATGTTCGGCGTTTCCGATCCCCATTCCTTGGCCATTTGGGGCTTGTTCGCGAACATCCATTTTTGCTGAGCTTTCGATTTCAGTGGCATTTTGTCTATTATTTTGTTTTATAGGATCTCTTGTTGTTTCTAATATTGGATTATATTCATAGTCTTCTTCTCGTGCATTTTTTCTTAAATTATCAGCTACTTCAGAAACTGCTTTTTCTTTGTTTAATAATATTTCTTTAGGAAGTCCCTTAAGTATTATTTGCCTAATCTGATCTGAAGTTGAAGACTTTCCTTTGTTGCCAATAACCTTCTTTATTAAATTAGATATCTTACTTATTACTGATTTATTTTGATCTATTTTTATTTTATCAATTTTATCTGCGAACTTTTTATTTGAAAAAATTTCAGCAATGAATTCTTTTTCATTCAGTAATCCATAATTACTGATGTCCCTACTTCCGGTATGAGAATTAAATTCTCCTGGTGATACATTAAAATAATCTTCATTTATCCCTAATTTGTTTCTGACTTTCCTTAATAGAGAGCTTATTTCCTCTCTAAAGTATTTATTATTATCTATGGCGTTGACTGAGATAGAATGATATAATTCATGCACTACTACATATGCTAATGTTTTCTCGTCTCTAATACTGGATAACTTTGCTGTCCATTCTCCACTTGGTAAGGAAAGTCCATTATTAGCTGAAAACATTTTTACAAATTTTATGTCTGGATTCTCCTCTAAATATGGCAGCAAAATATCAGCATGTTTCTTTAAAAAAGGATCATCTATCAATGTCATTAAATCAGATAGTATTTTCTTGCTAGAATGCTCTTCGTTAAAAATATCTTGTATTGGATTCTTTTTCTTGATTAATCTCAGTTGTCCAGGCTCCTCAGATGGGGCAGTTTCAATAAAAGCCCTGGCCGTTTTTTCTCCATTCTTATATTGCTGTGCTAATCGGTTCATTCCATCAATAATGCCGCCATCAGCGTCTATAACTACCGGCATATGAAGTCCATTCTTATCCGGACTAGGCTCTAACTTCTCGTTATCTATGTAAGATTTGAACTTGGGATCATTTTTATATAGATCGCCAAGGTTAATCTCATCAACTTTGTAGTCGTTATTAGTCAGCTTAGTTGACTTGTTTTGTCCGCCTGATTGTGCCATTAAGCCCTTTAGTTCGTCACTGGTAACAGTTTCGCCCTTTTCCGGAATGCCGATCAGTCCATCACGTATATCGCTTTCTGTTTTTGAATGAGCCTGATCTACTTGTTCATTGACAGACTTTAGACCTGGAATGCCAGATAGTGGTTTCGCCTGTTCAGATTGCATTTTATCCTTTAGGGCATCCAAAGCCATACGCGGAATGTCCGCATTAGGATTTTTGGGCAATGCCTGCGCTTTTAGTGCATCGTATATTCCCTTATAGTCTGTGAATTCTTTTTGTAACTGAGGAACGCGATCCTCATGGATCGTACCCTGCTCAACCGCTTTCTGTAATCCGTTATTGAATAGCTCTGGTTTCTCAGCCGCTTGCGCCCATGCACTACGCTCCATATTAGATGGTGCGCTTTCTTTCATAATTCGGCCACCGTGGAGCGTACCCATAGCGATACTGGTAAGTATCCCAGTTTCCAAAGCATCGCTCATTGAAGGAGCCAAACTATGTTCATTGAAATGTTTCTCACCAGTCACGAGATCGGCCCCAGTGCGTAGAACATGATTTGCTATGTCAGTAGATAAGACGATAGCATTGGCTTCGCCCATAGTCCTAAAGGCACTTTTTATGCCATTCTTAACAGCGAACTTTATGGGAACTCCGCTTCTTATAGCATCAAAAACTGCTTTATCTGCTACCGGTAATTTATTAAATTTACCCATGAAGGTTTCAGGGGATATCATTAATAAGGCGGAGTTTACACCTGCGCTGGTAGTGGCAAATTGATCTGCCTGTAGGTTGTTTAGCCCGGCATTCCTGGCCTGCTTATGATAATCTTCATAGGTCGCCATGTAATTTGATACAAATAAACCAGCAGCATCTCCCCCCATCACCTTGCCACCAGCAATCAGGGTTCCCATGCTAGTAATAGCCTCCATAGCCCGTGGAAGGATATTCGCCTTACTGAGCTTACCTTCTTGGGATGTTGGTGTAACGTTTAAATAAGACGAACTATTCCCTTCACGAGATAGCCTATTGAAATCGAAGTAATCAGTTAAACCGTCAGCAGTTTTATCAAGAACCTTTTTTGACTTTTCGAATCCTGGTATGCCTAACGTGGTTAACACATCGCCCATCTCTCCGGCTGCACGAGCTGTTCCCGCTAACACATTTCCACCGGTTCCCACCAAACTCTGATACACAGGACGTACAAAACTATAATACAAACCACCGGCGGTAGTCTTTGCGAATGCATCTGCTTCTGCTTGTACAGAATGGAGGCGCTTATCCTGCTCGTCCATCTGATGGAGCTTATCTTGTATGCTTATTTCTTGATTTGTTGGGACTTCCGGTATACCAGACATGTTTACTTGTCCCAATTCAGATTTAGGTTGAGTAAGCAATTCCTTGCCACGCTGTAAATCAGCGTCATCTTTCTGCTGTTTGGCAGATATCAATGGCTCTATTGCTGATTGATCCGCAATTACACCGGGTTGCTGCTGATCTGGTAGTTGCAAGTCCTTACCTGATGCAAGTAATGCCGCGTTAGGATCAAGCGTTGTATCCTGTGCGGGTTCTGGCTGCGCGGTTGATTGAACTTGCGGAGCTGTTTGCTGCATTGCCTGCTTAGGAGTAAGTACTTTCCCTTTAAATACGTCTAAAGACGAGTTGAATGCCCCGGCCTTCAATGTACCGTTAGGGCCATATGCCGCATCTATCGCACTATATATCTTTTCTGCATATCCCGGATTAGATGATATTCTCTTAGAGAAATCATCTAAGGACATGGTAAAAACATTCTTAGCTATACTTCCCTGAGCGCCATAAGCGGTGTTCAGGGAGTTGTAAACTTTCTGTAGATATGGTTTATCTTCTGGCATTATTGTTCCTCTTCTGGCGTTTCGGTATCAGGTACAGTTTCATTTTGCTCATCATCAGTAGAAAAGTCCAATGCTCCTACTGCTGTTGGCGGTTTCTGGGCATATATATTCTTGAAAACAGAACCTTTAACTGGTTTCTTTTGATTGGCAGAAAAGTTTATATGCGCTTGTAAACGCGGTTCAATATTGATCATATTAGATGGAGTAGCCATGTAATCGTATATTGGAACCATCTTACCATTTTTGTCTTTCCCTTTTAAAATTTCTTTAGGTGCTGCTGGATTCATCCTAGGAACCATTGTAACTAAGACGCCATTTTTATAATCTTCGTCCGTTAATGTCCTCGTTTTAGAATCTATTGCATTTGCCTTAATTGCTCTCTTCATTTCTTCCAATGATGCGGCAGGGGTGCGTCCATTTTTCAACACAAGAGATTGAGCGCCTGATGTTGCGGCTTCTAATGGTAAAAGCGCATCACTATATCTACCGGCTTTAAGCATCTTGGCCATATCTGGTAAAACGCTATAGTTTTTATCATTTTCTCCCTTGGCTGCTTGCTGCTTGTTGAACATGGTTTCCTGGTGAGAAAAACTACGTTGTTGTTGTGCTGCTTGGAATGCTTGGTTAGCTTTATACGGAGATCCGACCACCTGCTGTCCCATGTCTTTTTCAACCTGCCCATACATGTTAGCTGCTATTGCTAGATCCTTTCCATTGTTTATCTGAAAATCAGGAATGTACTTTTTAGCATAGCCTTCTAATTCCTGTTTGTGAGGATCATCCATTTTCTCGAACTGATCATCATAGAATTTTTTAGCATGTTGTAGATCATTGTCATATGATTGACTTATAAATTCTCTTATTGCGGCAGGATCCCTGTATTGAGTCTTTGTATTCCTGTGCTGCCCGGTTGGCAATTCTTCCGTTGCTATCCGCTCAACTGGCTTTACTGCCGCATTAAACGTTGTCTGCCATTTCCCTTGGTCAAATTGAGCCGGTTTCCAGATAGCTTGTGTAATATCATAGTTTTTACCTCTTTCAAATTCAGGAGTACCAATTGGTGCATTGAAATCAGCAGCAGCAGCACGAAATGCATCTTGATCTATCTTCTGAGCATTCTTTGAATAAAATCCATATGCGGCTTTATTCATCTCTTTAGCCCCTTTTGATTCTGTAATAGTTGCTTGAAGTTGTCCAAGAGCATTTTGATAATCCTGATAGGCTTGTGGGTTCTTGGCTGGATTACGGATGGCGTCGCGATTCCGAATGGACATATCCTTAACCGCTTGATATTGCTTCAAGAATATCGGCACATCCTGTGGTCTAATACCCGCAGGGGTTAACTTAGCCTGTTCAGTAGCAATCTGCCGATCCAAGTAAAGATTTTCCGCCCGTTTCTGTGCGGCCTGCTGTAATGCTACTTGGGTTAATGGCCCAAAGTTATATACAACTGCTTCTCCTGTACCGCCATATCCTCTCGCCATATTATCCCGTATTTGATTGATTATAATTCTTATTTACTGCTACCTTGTTCATGATCTCTATCAGGGCCTTATCATCAAATGAATCTTTGAGCCGCTTATAAATAAAGCTCCGATTTATCGAAGGGTCTTTGGCTGCCTGCTTCAATATATCTGGGCTTATATCTTCTTTTGATGCGTCATATAAGCCTCGTTTATTCATTAAATATCGCAAAGCATTAATGTCAGAATGATTCTCAGATGGATTTATATCATGATTATTATCCTTTAAAACAACTTGAATAGGTTTGCCTGACTCTTTGGCCTGTACAGCAAATCTATTTAGGTCTTGCGGAGTTATATTCTTATTCCTTCGCAAAATAAAGTCTGCTTCCTGTGGCGATAATTGAGCGCCCTTAACACGATCGTTGCCATTTACAGCATGAGCAGCCTCATGGGCCAATATTTCATCTGTCGTTGCGCCTGCCGCTTTTGCCTGTAATGGACTTAATGCTATTTCATTCCCATTAGGATAATAACTACTTGCCGTTCCAGGATTATTCCTAACGGTTAATTGACCTGTTAATCCCGCACGTTGCTTCTGTATGTAATCCGGATATTTATAAAATGGTGTTAATCGCTCTTTATACTTAGGCGAATTAACATACTGATTCGTCCAGTCTAATACTTTCTTATTAGCTATTGGCGAAAATGTAGGTAATGCATTTATATTAATATCCGGAGCTGGCATAAGAAATAGTTGGAGTGTTACCCGATAAACCAGAATATATCCCACCACCATATCCGCTACGTATAGGATTAGTACCTAATATTCCTCTATTCTGCATACCTGCATAGCTAGTGCCGAATGTTCCCGATGTTGTATCAGGATTTGCACCCGCAATCGTCGCATAGCTCGCAGCATTGAATACATTATTGAGTGCAGCTCCCGTCATTTGCTGTCCAGAAGATAGCATATTGGCTGCACGTTGTCCAGTTAGTCCAGCTACTCTATTGCCCTGTTGTAATGCAACTCGTTCTGCTGAACGCCTAGCATTCGCATCCTGTGAGGCCAAGTTCATAAGAGCATCATTTGTCGTCTGCTGCAAAGCTGGTACACCCGCCAATGCAGATCTACGATCGCGCAAAGCTCCTAACCCTGCCGATTGATTTCGATAGATATTCTGCAGCGCGGCTTGATATTGCTCTTGTGGCAAGCCCGTTAAGGCCATCCTACGCGCATCAGAAAGGTTTGAAGCTTCTTGCTGATCGGCTTGCTGTTGTAGCTGTGCGGCTTCACGTTTTTGTTTCGCCCCTTTTACTCCTTGATATATTGCACTCGCTGCTGCAATAGCTAATGGTATTAAGAATGCAGGCATAATTATATTTTTATCCTAAATGATTGATCGATGTTTAATTCGTTCATAAGTTCATTGCATTGTTGAGAAGCCAACTTATGAAACTCATTCTTTTTGATTCCAAACTCCTTCTTATAGAACTTGGCCGCGATATCTGTTCGACATACGTCTGGCCTATCATTATATACTGTACACCCAATTCCTTCCTCAAATTTCTCACATGTATTGCCATCTTCTTTATACCCAAAAGGGAATTCTATATCAAACTCCTTAAATAGATCGGCAGCTTTCCGGCAACATGCCCCACACTTCGTACAGTTAAACATTATTGATTGTTTTTCTGACTGATTATATATGACATCCCGACTGAATACAAAGATACCAAACTTTGCGCTGATGTTACTTTAAGTAAACATTTAATATAACTACCCTTCAATGTATCGCCATTAATCACTCCGCCGGGACTATTACTGTCCCTTAGTAAGCTTGCATGATAATGTGATTCCAATAGCCGGAAGTCATCAGCAATCAAATTAGATTGCTGTGGCGCTGATCCATCAGGCTCGATTAAGGACGTAGATATCTCTGGCATTGGAATGACCACATTTGAAAGAACATCTATTGTCTGGAACGTTTTTTTAATAGCGAACTTATCATTAAAGACTACTTCAATGCCCCAATCTTCATCTACTCCATAGAACCGACATCTATTTACTTTGTCATTGTGTATATATGGTATCCCATTCTTGAATGTAACCAGATCGTTCTTTATGCAGGTCATCCACTCAGGATAGAAACGCAGGTCAGGAGATACGAATCGGTTTCTTACTTCATCCCACGATAATGTCTTAGGCGTGTTAATCACTGTTCTTACCGGCCCAGCTTCATAGGTAGCGATCTCCTGATAAGCGGAAATGTATGTGTTATTTTTCGTGTCAAACACGCCATATATATTAGCTCTCCCAGGTACGTCATCTACAAATGATGGCAAAAATCCAGCATAGTCAGCATCCTTATATTTAACATCCTCTGTAATAGCAAAGCGATTCATCTTAGCCACAATAGATATAGGTGTAACCCCATCACGCGATAACCGGCAAATAACCGATCTATTGGTATCATGGAAGTAATCTGCGAAGTTCTTCGTTGCTAACGAACATGGAGCATTGCCAATGCCAAAATCACCTAAATAATATTGGATATTGTTTAATAATTGATCGCTTTGAGATACAACAGAGCCTCCATTTGCCGTACTCATGACGTTTTGTTGGATAGGAATCCAGCCGCATTTGAGTTCCTGGAACACCCTAAGCTGCCGATCCCGTACGGTCAATCTCTTAATCGCCCCAAAAGAACGATCACAATTATCAATGATATTTGCAGCCGGAAAGTTATTCGTTTTATTCACATATGTATCCTGAATATATGCGCCGCCATATCTTATGTCAGATGGCAGGTTTTGCTCCTTGGCGTCCCTATCTACGATATACGGACGACCATTCCCATTTACGGCACTTGAATATATATCAGAAAAATTAGGATCAGATATAGGTATATTGGTCAATGTGACATTAACAACAGAATTGCCAAATGTCATTTTCTCCCTTTTCCTATAATACACATCACCGTTTCTGGTAAAAACGAATCGTGCAGGTAATGTACTTGTTTGATCACCAGCTGATCCCTGATGATATCTTGTTGGCGTTCCAGGGTTTAATATTTGATATTCCTTATCAAAATCAAAGTAAAATGAATTATTGTTAATATTTGATGGGCTATAAATCTCCACTAGATACGCAGCTGGATCTCCCTCTATAGCAGTTGTTGCTTCGGTATTTTTCCTTATCTTAATAAAAGATCCACTGTATGTTGTGTTTATTATTGTAGGATCTTTCACTACGTTTATAATCTGCAAATCAATCTGTAAGTTTTCTGCCGAAGGCCCTAAAAAAGCCTTCATTCTCCTGACAAATCGTATTCTATCCCCTTCTACAAAATCATAACTTAAGGCTAATTGTCCTTCTCTTGTAATCGAATCCGTTATAGGATCTAAGCGCATGTAGATATTATCTAAATCCCCGGTATTAATATTCGAAGCCACATAATATAAATACCTGCTACTCGTAAGGCAATTAGTCCTAACCCATTTATACGTTTTTGCCCATATCGGAGGTTGATGGAAAATAGCTGCAGATATTTTAGGAATAAAGACGTTGTAATTATCGCTACCAAGATTGTCGCTGATGTAGAACGACGTATTCACTTCCATAGTCTTGGTTGGCGTGATGACTTGTGCGTTATGCACGCCATCTGTTCTTTTATACTCATCAAAATACACCAACCCAAATTTATATTTCCCAGACATTTTATAACCGAGAATATTATCTCCATTATTTATTACAACTAATTCATTTTCATAACTTGACATTGAAACATCTACAGGATCGGGAAAATTCAACCCCTCTGTGATATTCCCATATGCTAATGTATTCCCATTTACTAGTGCCTGGGAACCAGCAGCTGTTGGGACAAAATCAGATACTTGGTTTGTATCTGCCGGGGTTTGAGGTACGCCACTGGTATCATTGTAGAAACTATATGAATATGTAGAATCATCAGTAATGCCCAGCTCTTCTTTATTGAATGTTTCTAAAAGAGATAAATCTCCCCATAAAGAAGCGATATTCTGCCTAACGCCTAACTCTATCTTTTTTACATTAGATGCCCCAGTAGGAATTACTAAAGAGATATAATTATTTATCGTAGGATCTGAATCTCTATCAGGATCAAATGGTGTTACGGGAATTGGATAATCACTCCATCCACTCCATGTAGATTTTTCAAAATCATCATAAACAAACCTTACCTGAAACTGGAATAGCTTAGCCCGCACATTGTTTGTAGTTCTGTCTAGGTCTGACAGCCAAGTGGCTAATGGAGAATCAGGTGGCCGTTTTACGACAGTAGTATAATCGTAAATAATCGGTGACGGATAACCAGTGGCAGTCCCAAAGTTCTTCCCTTTTAGAATATTTATTTTCCTTGGCCGCCGAACGCCTTCCGTCCAAAAAAGTAAATCGCCTTCGTCGTCAGCTCGGTGAATGATGTCTATACTATGAATCTTAATCCATGGTTCAAATTGTGTAATATCTACATTATTAGTCCATGTAAGATTTTTGAAGATAGGTGTAATTATGCCTGTTTCGGGATTAATCTCAATGATCTGATCGTAATTATTGCTATTGCAGATCATAGCGATAACTACGCTACGAAACTCATCCGGATAGGAGCCTATGCAAATATTAGTACCGGCATCGTAATCATACGCGCCGATACGGACATTACCCTCAATATTGATAGCCGCTCCTTCCTGTTGTTCATCAGAAGCCGCCATGCGCATATTAATGGCATTCGTCCAATCATTGGGCGGTAACAAATGTAACTCCGTATCCCAATTAAGCCCTCCTTCGGTAAATACTTTTATCTCTTGCATTATCCTTTAGGTACTAGTCTTATTGCATCTTGTGATGCATCAATTGCATCTTGTAATATAAATGGTGTAAGTCTATTGCGTGCTAGATTTTTCTCCCGGAAATAAGCCCGTTTACGCTCTGTCTTATCATACACGCTCACTTTTCGGGAAGCCGCTAATTGGTTGATATCCTTCCATGAAATCCAGGCAATCAATGCTTCCTGTGCCATTATAGGCACTTTGAAATTCTCATCTGGCAAAGAAAGATATTCCAGGATGATATAATCATGATTGAAATTCGGATTTAGAACAATAGTACCACTATCTGCATCTATCTCAAAGCTACCTTCACTCAGCAATTCATTGCCCGAAAGTCCAAATAACGTAACTCCATAATATCCATATGCAGGATTTGAGAAGTTTAAATAGAATAGGTCAATCGGTAGGCTTAGATCTGGTGGGCCGCTGGCATCTACCACTTTGGATAATCGCTTAGGATTATTAGCCGCCATTGTTGTCAACTGCGGATTATGTTTCAATGTTGCAACTTCTCCACGACTATTTAATATCCCCACTTTGCTCCAATTAATATAATCCTCTGGTAATTGAGCTGTCTTATTTGCATCAACACATATCTCCACAGACTTTACCGCTCCTGTTGCGCCACCAGTTACATCGAATAGTAAATCAACAGCTCCACGCGCAGCAATTCCTCGAAGCCTACGATAAGTAGACTGATTCTGCATTGCTTCATCCTGATAGTAGGCTATAATCTTCTTTAAGGTCGTAAACTCTGCGGTTTCTCCCATATATTATCGCATCTGTGGAGTCGGCTTTCCATCCTCCGATGAATCAATAGTAACATTCATTTGAATGCCCAATGTCTTATCAATGTACTCGATCATAAGCGGTAAATATGCGTCCGGTATATTCATCGGGGCATCAGGATCACTTGATTGACTGCTAATCATCCTCACATTTGCCTTGTATTTTGTAATATCGCTACATGAATGCAATGATGCAGTAGTGCCATTTACCCAAAAATATACCTCGTCGCACCCGCCATCAAGATCATACAAAAAATGCACCTCTCTCGGCGAAATCGGTTTTGCAAATATTTTAGCACCGCTGCCTGCTATCAACATGAAATCTGATATATCCCATCCAGCACCAATACCTACCGGTTGCTGCGGTAATGCGGCGCGATATTGACCAGAAACAGTATCTTTTGTTATTGTAATTCCTATAAATTCAGAATAAAAAGCATCTGAAATATTCTCGATGCCGTTAAGCTGTATTTCCTCCTTGTACTGGGCTTTAACAGCATATCCCACGGCACTATTAATATATTGATTGATTAATCCCGAAGTCAATTCAGAATCCTGAGAAATTGTACCCCCAGATAATTGGCGTTGAACCAATTCTATCAAATGTCGTCTTGTTGTAGCTGCCATTATTGACCATTATTTTTTGCCTCATTAAAATAGCCAGTTAAACTCTGAGCCTGGATGCTGATACCAAACATAAATAACACCCTAATCATAATATCATTACATTCCAGATCGCCCCAAAGGCCCGTTGTTGATCCACCTAGGTCATATATAGGCCGTCCATCCACAATAGTAAATCCATATATTACATCAGGGGCAACACGAATATATTCCCAATTGATATTCCCAATTGATACAGGAAATAATTTATAATAATTATCTTTTTCTGTATATATTGGAGATTCGTCTATTGGATCAATTACTGATGACAAGTGAGATGCAATACGATCTTCCTCTACTCTCCATATTCTTTTTTTATCATCTGTTGTTCTCATGGAGAGAATATCTACCATATCAGGTGGTTTAAGCAAGTGTCCATCTCCTGATACAGTTACACCTTCTCCAACAACGATAAAAGGATCCAATTTCTGTTTAACTTGCTGCATATTGGCTGCCGGTAATTTGCCTCGTTTTCGATTAGCATCCCATCCTATGATTGTTTCAATAAGCTCATGTTGATATTGCTTCTGCGCAAGATTATAGGCATTTTGGAACTCCGATGGAGATAAATAACCCGACTGTTGCTTATTGGCAATGAAACGGCATAAATCGTACTGTAATCCAATATCCATATAACAAATATACCAAATAATTATGTGTGCAGATTGATGATTTTTCTTGGCCACTGTTGTTTCATTTGTTATATTTGCGCAAATGCAAACCTATGAATGGGCTGAATCAAGATACTGAACTAAATAAAATTCCAGAGAGCGAAATAGTATATGCTAAAAATAGTATAATGTCAAATGCAAGGAGCCAACAATACTATTCACCTGGAATATCCGATTTTTATATTGGATGTGAATTTGAGATTTCACAACATGGATCAGATAAATGGGAAACGGGAGCAAGTGATCCAACTGGACTGATTCATGTATATAAAACATGGAGAGAATATAATAGCCAATATAGGATTCCATACCTGACCGCAGAACAGATCGAAGCAGAAGGATGGACGCAGCAAATAAATGAGAATATATTTTTTATATCCATAAACTCTCTTTGTGGGTATAGAGTATATACAGAGCCGGAATTACATAGCATTGAAATTGAAAGGGTATTAATGGACAGTGATGATGTAATATACAAAGGACCATGCCGCTGTATCAACGATTTTAGACTAATTTGTAAACTATTAAACATTAACTAATGGCTATCGATTACGGTAAAGGAATCTCGAAGACAAACGAGAACATTTCCAAGATGAACAAAGCTGGAAAACATTTTATGGGTAAGAATGCGATGCAGGTAGCACCGGCTGCACCACCCAAACCAGCACCAGCAACAAAACCAGTGTCAAAACCTAAATCAAAGAAAAAATGAAAAAAGTAACTGGATTCAAATAAGTTCAGAAGAAAGTAGAAGGTGAAGGCTATAGTAAACAAGCAGCAGGAGCTATTGTGGCGTCTGCTGCCAGGAATGCTTCGCCGTCAGCCAAAGCAAAAAACAAAAACTTGTCCAAGGTGAAAGGTAAGTAGCCTTTTATCATTGCGAAACTAACTGAACTATCCGGAATTACCGGATGGTATAAAAAAATTATACTTTGAAAGTGCCAAATAACAACATAGGAGAAAAGCGCCTTCTCGTTTCAACCTTTCCCGATCAGAAAGAAACGTTTCGCATAAAGAAAAATGATGGGACATATGGCAGTCTATTCCTTGGCTTTAAAGAGTGGAAATTAGACGGGTGGGAAGGCAATCCAACACTTGGTAAGGCGCTCATGGATTGCGACGAAATAAAGGCCGGAGATTACGTCCTGACATCACACAATGCTTTCCAGAACGAGCGAATGCAGATTCAGCGGCACGATCTGGATAAATGCAATGTGTATGACCTGGAACCAGATGAGCAGGTATTTTCCATACCAAAGAGCTTTTGTTGGGTAGGCATTCGGGGAGAAGGTGAATTATTCTCCATTGGAGCTAGTTTAATCTGCAATCGCATCTACGAACCTGCAATAGAAACTATTCTGATTATTGAGGATAAAAAGAAGATGAAGAACTTCGTGCAAGTTAAACAGATGCCGGATAATCCAGGTCTATACTTTACCGAGGACAATGAGGTCTGCATGACTGAAATAAGCGTGGGGGATATTATAGCGGTACACAAGAATGCAGACGTAGAGCATAAGTACGTGTGGGAAAACCAACCACGATCTCTTATCCGGGTTAATTTTCAACGTGATTTTCTGTGCGTTCGTACAGAGGGATTAAAATATGAGTTATGAAGAAGCAGATTAACTTCATAGTTCCATTGGCGGTTTATCCATTTGATGTAATGTGTTCTTTTGGGGAATCGGACGATAAACTAAAGAGTGCGATACAGAAATATGGCGGCAAATGGAATAAAGTGATGATGATTAGTGAAAATGCAAAAGGAAGAACAGTTGTTTTAAATGGTGGTCAAACATTATTGCGACTATTTAAATATCCTATTGATTGTGAAGATTATGGCATATTGGCTCATGAAATATTCCACGCAGTAGATTTTCTAATGCGACGAATAAATATCAAATTAACAAAAAAATCCGATGAGGCTTATGCTTATCTGATTGGATACCTCACTGAGCAGATTTATAAACGTCTTTAACAAATAAAAGAATGATTAACATTCAAGAAATACTGAATAACCCAATCTTAGGGACTGGATTGATAATGACTATCGGCGGTGGATTGATATATTCATTGAAGGCATTACCTGGGCAGGCATGGAAAATCGTTAGCAAAAAGATATCTGCAAAACTCGTATACAGCGTTCGGATATATGAATATGATGATCTATTCGAACTACTTGAAGCGTGGCTTCAAAAGAATCATCAGAAAGAATATAAGGATGTAGAAGGAAAATTGTTTTCTCCGAATAGTGAACCACAAGCCGGGATTAAAAAGACGCCACAGATTTATTACAGCCAATCAACAAACGTATTTATTCTAAATGTGAATGGCAAGCGGCTCTTCATAACCAAAGAACGTGAAAAACTGGAATATGCTCAAAGCTTCAAATCTCTCTATGGTTATATCTATGTTATAAAGGGATTTAGAGGTAAAGAGGCGATTACCGAAATGCTGCAGGGGATAGTAAACGAGCATTATGATCAGTTCCCCAAGAATCAGATTCAGATAAGAACAAACGATAAATACGGCAATTGGGATCGCGCTAATTCTCTTACCGTTAAAGGATTGGAGAAGATAATCATTGATCCGGGATTAAAGACTATGCTGATGAATGATATTGATGAATTCAAGTTATCTAAGGATTGGTATCTTGAAACATCTATCCCTTATAAGAGAACCTATGCATTCCATGGCGGTCCAGGTAATGGTAAGACAAGCATTTGTTTAGCTATTGCCGTTTACACACAGCGGGATATATACATATTGAATCCTTCTTCGTTAGAAGGTGACGCAGCATTACAGGCTGCATTTAATAACATAGGAAGTGATGTAGTATTAGTTATAGAAGACATAGATGCGTCCTTTACAAAACGTGATAGTGAATGTAATATTAGCTTTTCATGCCTATTAAACTGCACAGATGGCGCTTTTTATAAAGAAGGTCTGATTACCTGCATCACGACCAATCATCTGGATAAATTAGATCCTGCGCTTCTTAGACCAGGAAGAACCGATATGATCATTGAAATAGACTTCCCTAAAGTACCACAGATTGAAAAATTCTTGTCAATATTCTACAAACAGGATATTTGCGTTGATTGCGATTGCGAAAATATCTTATTGTCTATGTCAAGTATTCAAGAGATTTGCATTACTAATAAGAGCAATCCACAATCAGCAATAAATACAATAAAATCACAATTACTCACTAAACCAGTCTTCATATAAAATCGTATACTAATGGTAACTTCAATTCAAGAAATTATAGGGCTATCAAAAGAATTTAATAAATTTAAAACGGATAAAAAACGTCTTGACTATATTTATCAGCATAGAGATAAATTAAAGTTAATCTTGGATAATGATCAGACAAATGTAGAACCAATTTGCAATGAGGCATTAAGAGATGTTTGGCTTGGAAAGGATTTAGAGTTCAATTCATTTGATGAGTATATAGGATGGGCAGAAGGAGTATTTACACTGCTTGCTTTTTTTGGCATAAAAGCAGAAAGCGTATAAACAAAAGCCCCGACATTCACCGGGGCTTTATATTGGGTACTAAAGCAGGGTTACAATTATTTCTCCATCGATTCTAAACGTCCACGTAATGCCTTGCCATCATTGGTAAGCATCAGTTCTGCCAGATAATCTGCAACCTTACCTTGATGGGATAATGGAACCTGACAGATATACGCCTTCGTATCAGCCCACAAACATTGACCATCAATGTAGATAATAAACGTTTTCTCGAAGGCTTTCTTCACTAGCATATGCATTTTAACAACTGGGTTGCTCACTGTTTTTAAGAACAGATCGGCCTTCTCTTCGGCATATTTAATGTAGTCATTTCTGAGTCCAGCTTCTGACTTAATCTCTCCCTGGTCATTGAGAAGATTACCACCCAGGTAAGCATAATGTACTGCAAGATCTTCCATCGTAGCCTTCCACGCCATGTCAATAGCATCACGCTGCTTCTTCTTACGATCAAATTCCTTCTGTTCTGCAGCCTCGGTATCCAGTAACCGGTAACGGGTTTTACGGTTCTGAGCAGGTTTCTTACAACCTTCAAAATCGGAGCAACCCATCAGGAACTTTACAATATCCTCATTCATTGCGTTCACTACCATGCGGCCGTTAGAGAACGTCAATTGAACTGGGTTCCTTTTTACATAATTTGCATCCAGGTCTTTTTGTTCATCTTGCCAGATAGACCCGAATCCACGCAGTAGTCGTGCTTGACGTAGTTTCTGAGTATCATCATCCCATATCATCTGAGAGTTTGATAAACTCAGTTGCGGATAGCGGATCGTCTTTGTTTCCGCGTCTACGGGGAAATTACCCACCATCTGAAAGATATATTCTTTAGGCGCTTTCTTAGGAGTTTTTATCACATCAGGCGTTTGGTCTTTCACTTCGCCTTTATCGCTCAAAATATTATCCAAATCAGTTAAACTTGAAGGAGGCTTTGCCATAATATATAGTTTAAAGCAAATATACTAATTTTACTTGTAAACAAATAGTTGACAAACAAAAAGCCGGAACATTACGTCCCGGCCTATTACTAACCCAAATAACAACGAGAAACTATGCCTGTGCTATAATTTCAATACGATAAATACCTCCTATCCGCGCGATAGTGAGTTTTGAAGTCTTAGCGGCTACGGCTGATATAGCCGTAGATGGCCCAATAACTACGTTTGCACCACCAGCAGCGGCGGTAATGGTCAATGTACGACCAGCGGTAGCATCCTGTATTACATACAAGGAAATTACTGCTCCTTCGTCCATACCATTAAGATTGATTGTTGTATTGCCGGTGAGGGTTCCATAGTACTTCTTACTGAAATAAACATCCAAAGTAAGCGTACCGGTCATGTTCCCCAGCGGTCTAGTTCTTTCGTAAGCCATAGCCTTAAAGTTTTACCTTGTCCTGGAATAAAATATCTGCATAAAGGTAAACAAAAAACCATGGAATAAATCCATGGCCTTTGTGTGTTTAATATAAAATCATTACATTTGATATACCACATATTACTATGCAGCCTCCAATATAATCCATTGATTTGCAGCGAATTGTCTAACACCACAGTACTGTAACCAGTGTACGGCAAGTTCTGCAACCTCAGTCTTATTGCCGCCCTGAGCATATCCACCGGTTTCCCAGGTATTCAATGCAGGGAAGCCTGGAACACTGTTAGAAACGATACTGATAGACGGAACAGATACTTTACGAACTGGGTCTGTAAATTGTTTCTGTGGCACCAACCAACCGAAGTTTCTGAATTCAGGAGCAGCTACAGTTGCAGCAGCACCATATACAGCTTCTGGGCTGAACAGGCGCTCATTGCGCAGATGGAATACAACCCCACCGATTTCGATAGATGAGAATCCATATCCGATAGCGATATCGGAAGATCCACCTACAGAATTCCAGATGATAGCACCGCCATTGTAGGTCTGGAATATCTCATTGTCAACTTCTTGACGCTGGAAGATATCCATGAGCCAGTGGTATTCTGCAGCACCTCCGTTGAACTCTATCGCACGAACTACTTCCTGAATCTTTGGAATGTCCAAAGCACCGGGAGTATATGTGATAGTCTGTCCATCGACACGGGTACGAGGAATTGCACCTTGTGTACCCAATGAACCGCCCAATGCGCCCAGATTATCAGCAGTGTCGCCCATCAAGAGCTTGAATGCTTTATCATTCATGAAGCGACGTTGAGTTTCGTCCATTCCTTTGTACTTGTAGTACGGTTGGCCATCATATTCAAAGATCAATTGCTCGATCATTGAAAGATCGGTCTGTCTCCAACATTCACGAATCTCAGTGGTGGTGTTGGTGATCTTTCTTTCACGTCCGATCATAGGATCAGGGGCGGAAGAGCGTTCACCAGCTTCAGTAACACCTTTAAATTCTAGCAACTCACCTGCTAACAGGTTAGCGGAACCGGAAGAAACGAAAGCGAGAGTGGTTTTCTCAGGACGGATAACAGCAGAGTGTGCATTAGGCGTACCCTTATTGACACTTACTACTTTACCCTCAACGCCGCTAGAAGAAACTCTTACAACTTCCCCAACACGCCAAGGCGATTGAGTACCGGATGTTGCGTGGTCAGCAGCAGTTGCTACAACAGTAACATCAGTACCGGCAGCAGGAGCTACAACGGCAGTCTGAACACTTACTTTAGGATGCAACTTTCCTACATTTTCGTAGTGGAAATATGTTTTACCAGGAACATCTTCGGTTTTACCGAGCATTTCCAGGATGGTAATATATGATTGCGGACCATAATTTTGAACGAAATCTTTATAACAGTGCGGTGCAAGCATTTGCAGGTCTGTCAAAAGCAGGCCCCGGTTTGCGACCGGGAGCGATATTGCTGATGGTAATCCAGGAGCAGCCATGGTGATTATTTTTTAGTTTTTTAATATTACCCTGCTTGGAAGAACTTCTTAGAGAATTCTCTAAGTTCTGCATCCGCGCTAGGTGTGAAATCGTTTCTCTGAGCGCCGTCCAAATTCACGTTTTTCTGTGCTGCCAATTGTGATTTGCGATCTTGCGCAATAGCTTGTTTTACTGTATTAGCCATTATTTTCTCCTTGTTATTCAGCCAGTATATATCTGATACCAACTGATTGGTGTCGTATGCATCGCCCTTGATGTATCGCGACAGGAGAACGTCATTTACCAAGTCTTTCTCCATTAGATCCTTCTTCATATTCGCTACTTCCGTAGGGTCTATGGCATAACTTACATCGACCTTGACACCCTCGTCATCGATCTTGAAAGGTATGGTTGTGAATTCGCTGGCGGATTTTTCCAGACTTGTGTCATACAGATTTTTCCATTTGGCAGCTTCTTGGGCTTGCGCTAACAAAGTAGCCTCGTCAGGACCAGTTTGCGCATTCGCCGGTGGAGCGGTGTGTATATCAGGTAAAACGATATTCGATTTGAGTGAGCTGAGTTCGGAACGGGCCTCCGCAGCATCAAGTTTGAGTTGCCTGTCTAATTTGGCCTGCTGTTTTTCATACGACTTCATTTCTTTGTCATATGACTTAACGGCTACCTTGTAGGCATCGTCGTCAATGTATTCGCTCTCATCCGGAGCTTCTGGCTTTTCAGCCTTATATTTTGACTCGAATTCCTCAGCAATGTCATTGTGATCGAAATTCGAGTTCTTAAATTCTAATTGTAGTTTAATAGCATCGGCATCTGATACTTTATCAAGGTTAGATAACCGGTATTGGTCATTTAGAACTTGACGAACATCGTCCAGCTTACCGTCCTTTATATATTGTGCAAGTTTTCTTGATTCCTCATTTTCGAAGGCCAGTTCTGCAGGCGTAGGCTGTTCGGTTAATTTACTTTGTATTTCATCCCAAGAATTAAACTTGCCGCCGGTACGTTCTGCCCAGTCAATCTCTGTAGTTGTAGGTGTGTCCGTAGTTGGTGGCACAACTGCTGCTGGCGGTTCGACAACGGCAGTATCAATAGTTGCAGTTGCTTCTACCGCAGGAACTACTACCGCGTCAGCGGGAGGCGTTGCTATCTTCTGTCCACTAGCATCATACGATGCCCCGTTCTCAGGATTGAATATGTTTGACATGTGTTGTTATTTGGTATACACAAATTTACTAATAATAAATATTTAACTGTAAAATTTGTTTTCGTGAAATTTCACGTTAAAATTATGCTACTTGTTGTTGCGGCATCTGGTCCGATTGTGGTTGGCCCTGCTGTGGGCCTCCTTGTTGCGGCTGTCCTTGACCTTGTTCCTGCTGTTGCTGCATAATCTGATCTGTAGCCTCCGCCTGATCCTGCTCCTGGTTAGCTTTATCCTCAAAGTAAGAATCCACTATATCCTGAATATTGGGCGGTAATGGCCGCTGCTGTTCGAATGATAGTGTGAGCATTTGCTGTACCCAATTTTGTAGGGAAAGATCAGCAGCCCCTTTATTCGTAGTAGTCATTACCGCCATCTTGCCTTGATATTCTAATTGCAATTCCTGCTGCTTGGCTTGTGAGGTCGCGGCTGCTGATGCCTGCTGTTGTTCAGTGGTAGCCTTCATATTCGCCAAACCATCCTCCATTGTCTGTTTACGCTTTTTCTTCTGAGCGCGGGATAGGTAAAGTTCTTTTAGCTTAATATTACGAATATTACCAATTTTAAATGCGTCTTGAAAGTCTATTAATCCGGCAGTGAGCGCCGCTTGTACCTGCGCATCTACACGCTGTTGCTGCTGTTCGTCTGGCAGCATTTCCACATTTACATCGAAACGCTTATCATCCAGCGCTTCATCACCAACAATATGCCGGTAAGCCTGCCCACCAAACATCACATTGTCCCAAAGCAGGATGGCAATATTTCGGCAAACGTTCTGCATGATTGACAAATAACCTTCATATATGAACTCGTTCGCCCGGTTAGAGGCGGCTACCTGGTTATCCATCACACCTAACCCTAACTTAGGATTCACCGCCTGCCCTTCGGTGTATTCATTAGTCCCTACGTCCTGCCTAACACGTTCAAGATTGAAATTATAAACGCTGATTAGCTGCTGGAATTGAGCGATAGAGGCTCCATTTGGCAACTCAGTAATGGGCATCTGCTGACGGGTTTCACCATCCTCTTTGAACGATCGATACCACACATTACCCGTCTGATCATAGACCTTCATCAATTCCAGTGGGGTGATTTGTCCCCCACCTAAACCTAAGTCAAGATCATTCAGACCATTAATATCTACCGCAATACCGGGTGGCCTTAACTTCGCCATTAACACCTGGATCTTCAAAAGAGCCACCGTCATGTTATTAATGGAAGTTTCCATGCGTTCGCACATAGTACGATTGGTCATCTTCCTATTCTTCGGCATGTATAAGCAAAAACTGAAATACACATCCGAAAGGTTACTCTGAGGGCGGATCATGTTCTGCATTAGCTCCCAGCAAAAGAGTTTGCCCAGCCGACGCACATAATATCCTCTGTAAATATTATAGATTTGCTTAACGACAACTTCTTTATTGTCGGATAGCTCTTTAGGCTTCTTATCTTTCTTGTCAACCGCTATCAGCTTACCGTAACTATTGGTTTTAGCCGTGTAGTAGTCGTTATCTACTGTTTTGAACTCGAAGTCCATTACTTCTATTTCCCAGTCGTCATAAGGTCGGTACATAGAATTGTTCCAATCGTTGTTCCAAGTTAGTAAACTATTGTATCCAGGTGAATCGCTGGCGGCTTTCTTGATATCATCGAAAAGGTTCTGTTCCGCGGCAGCTTCCCCGAATGCCTTAATATAGTCCTTGGCAAATCTGGCCCGGTATTCCGGCACCTTCATCTTATATAATTCACCGCAATAGGTCAAATCCCGGAAATCATTCTGTTCAGACCATGAATAGAACAGATTTTCTGGCTTGCACTCCCTGACCTTAATTAGCCCATTCACATCGATATAGGTTCTGGCACCTGCCAATCCGGCCTCTATCAAATCCTCTATCATTTTCCGCTTACGAACAGGTGACCAGTCATTATCCATCAACACCCAGTCAATGCCTTTTTCAAATCGTATCTCTTCTGGCAATTGGTATTCGTAACCAAAGTGGAATTCAAGATCATCCTTATCATCCGGAACGTATGCGGAAGGATCTTCTACCGGTACACCGGCTTGTCCCTGTATATTATTGATCAGGTCTTTATTCTCCATGCGGAACTCCGCTTCTTTCTTTGAGTAGTCTTTTCGGTTAATAGATACCGGATCAACGGCTTCCGCGCTGGCATGCTCATCACGCTCCATAAACCGCTGGCAGATTATATCTACGTACTTAGGCGCGATCATCGGTGGCGTAAGATCCACGTTAATAAATGAGTTCTTCCCTTCTATATTCATCAAGTCTAGGAACTTAGCCATGTCCTGCTCTCCGGCTGCGATCTTCCTGCTACGCTCTATCTTCTTATTTCGTTTGAGGTAATATCCATTAAACCCACTTTGAATAGTCGAGTCGATGGATTTAGCGATAAGTAATCCGAACTTAGGATCTGCCTTTTCCTTATTAGTGCCTTTATGGAAGTCGAGTATCCGGTTATCGCTCATAATGTATATGTTACTACAAATATAACACTAAATTATATTTGAGTAAACGTGAAATATATTTGCGCAAATGCAAAACGTATCCTATCTTTGAATGGTGAAGATGATCGAGTGAATGTTATCCAACCATTGAATAAGAGGCTTGGTTGTATCCTGCAAGTCAGACCAAGCCTCTTTTAAAGATCTTTTCTTGCGATTGGCGTAAGATTGTTTTGGTGTATAATTTTATCCTGCGTATTCTTACCCGGGATTACTTTTAAAAAGTTCTTTCAAATATATTCTAGTAATAAAGTTATGTAGCATGATTGTGTATCAGCATGCCGTGAGTAAACGGAAACACGTAAAAACCTAAACAGGCAGGTGATAGCCTTAAAATGGTCAACACGCGGCTACTGCGCAATAAAAAGTGTAGCAAAATGGTTTATCGCCGAAGCGGGAGAGTCGGGCCAGACTGTAAATCTGGTGCTTTAGCTGAAAAGGTTCGAATCCTTTATATTCCACCGGGGTTAAAATAAACAATGGATGAAAGACGGCGGTTTGCCTTGTACATTCCGCCATTTCTTTTAAAATCGAACATTGTCCAGTTTCCGCATAGTAAAACCAAGCAAGTCCGGCAGAAAGTGTCGGACTTATTTTAAGAAAAGTTTTGCGCGGGTTATATAATATCATTACATTTACAATGCGAAACAGATGTAAAAATATTACAGCATCACACCTAATGGTGTAAGTCCATCAAACTCATATTACTGACATTATTCTCTTCCTCTTGTCGGCTGTTTCGCAGGGATGTGATGCTATTGTTTTTTATGCGAAATAGTAATGAAGAAGATTATAATTCCATCTTTACCAAATTATTCAATTGACATCCTAGGGAGAGTATATAAGCACTCAGGAAATATAGATAAACTATTAGAGAACACTTTTCAAGGGTCTAAACTAATAGTTGATATTTCTGGGAAAAGTTATGACATCTTCTATCTGCTCATAGAAGCATATTGCATAGTCATCACACCTACAGATAGAATTAAATTTAGAATTAATAAAAAGCATAAAACATTAGCACTGGCATCGATTAGAATAACCAAGATAAAAGAAAGGGAGTTCTATGGATCACCAGAAGAAAAGGACATGTCAATATATGGATGTTCTCGTAAGGCAAGCAATGCTAATATCAGATTTAATGAGAAGATAAGTGCTGTTGAAATTTATTCTGTAATTAAGACACAGAACTTTACATGTTATTATTGCGATTCAAAATTAGAACCTGACAAGTGGCAAATAGATCATTTTTATTCTAAATCACATGGAGGTAAAAATGTATTCGCAAATTTAGTTGCGTCTTGTGAATGTTGTAATAGGATGAAGCATACATTAGACGGAAGGCAATTTGTGAAAAAATGCGTTATGATATCTAGTAATTTACAATACTTATTATCTGTTCATAATGATCCTAAAAAAGATAAAGTAATATAAACTATTTTTATAGTCATCCGTTTGACAGTTAGCTGAAATACTAACAATCGTGGTTGTAACCTGGAAGACCGGGTGCTGGATACGAAACGGAGGAGCCTAGCTTGATCGCTAGTGACAACTTAGTTGTAGTTTGTGAGATTGATTTAGCGAGACGAAAACGAAACGACCGACCGACAAAGAGTCATTGCTGTCCTACCTCTCTTACTTAATTGTGAGGGAGGACTAAGGAGGGTTTTGCTCTACAGCTCCTCTCTTCTCACTACTCCCTCTAAAGAGTTAACGTTTTATAATCTTACATTTAAATAAAAAAATACGTATGACAGAAATAATTAAAATATCACATAGTTCCAAAGGAATAATTATAGATATTCCAACTAGTTTACTTGTAAATGCGGCGAATGGTCATCCCGATGGTCTTATAGTGACGGATGAAGTTGGATTTATTGAGGAAGTTGCCTTTCTTTTAGAAAACGACCTTGGAGGGGATTCGGCTTCAAACGCATTAACTGGTCTACAAGAATTACTGGACAAGGCCATAGAATCCTGTTCAGAAAGTGGAACAAGTGTTGATCTGAAAGAAAACAATTAAATCGCTTTTGAAATGAACAATTCAATCACTGTAGATCAAACTGATTACTTTAACACATATAGCCTTTCAACTGATGGTTATACGTTCAAATATCGTCCTGATAAATATGATAGTGACTGTATTAGGGCCGATCTTTATAAAGGGGAAAACCTTGTATCAAGCGTTAGGGTAAGTGCTGGATATGGATTACCGCATAGACCGCATCATAATGTAATCAACTTTTTTGAGTCGGAAATAACACTTGGAAGAATCAAATGAAGAACAAGGCAGAAATATTGCAGTACATGGATCAGGGCGAGGAAATCCGGTTACTTCGTAGATTGATGGGCGTAAAGGCTGGCGAAATAGCAAAGCGTATCGGTCAAGGACAAGGTAACTATTCGAAGATGGAAAGCGGGTATTTAAAAAACACCAATGTCCTTGTCTTGGTAAGACTGATGTACAACGAATGGTGTGAGAAGGAGATAATTTCTTTTCATAAACGCATCGAGTATTTAAAATCGTTGATCAAATGAGAATCCCACAAGAAGATAAATTTCGCTTTTTAGATCAAGCATCTTGTATTGGTAAAATGAGAGCATTGATGGGAATGAGAGGTAAAGACTGCGCGAAGATGTTTAAGGTTGATGCGCCTACATGGTCAAGGATGGAAAATGGCTTTCATAATAACGACGTGGTTTTATCTAGCATGAAATTGTTATATAAAGACTGGGTTATAGAAGAAGAGACTAAACTCCTGCAACGAATCGAATACTTAAAATCAATTGTAAAATAAATAACATGAAAGAATTAATAGATGCCATCAAAAAGGGAATTGATTACATATTATTAGTATCCGAACTATCACAGGTCGTGCGAGAAAAAGAGGCTGCTGTTAAATCGCAAGATTTCCAATTAGCGGTTGAGATAAGAACTAAAGAAGAAGAACTAAGGAGGCAATTACCTACTTCTGACGAGTTAAAAGAGGTACGAGAATCATTAAACAATATTATTATAGTGCCATGAAAGTTTACATAACGAAGTACTGGCAGACAAAGGGGATTATCGAAGCGGAGAAGGTAGATAAAAATACTAGTGAGGAAAAAGTTATCTGGGCTAAATTGGATGGTCGATATGAAGATATCTTCTCTATAGGAAACGATTCTTTCTACACAGAAGATGAAGCCATAACACAAATTCGTATCAAAGCCAAGAAGAAGATTACACAGCTTGAAAAGACGATAACTAAATTAAAGAAGATTTTACAATGAAACGAATATTCCAGTGGTTATTTAGATCAAAAAGGGGCATTGAATCTACGACTGAAATACCGATCAAAATGAAAATTTTTGTTCTTGGTGGCTTGTATAGTGGGCAAGTTTCTTTTGGTGAGAATACCGTACTATATTGCACTTCGGGGTGTGGCACTTATGAGAAGTGTTTTTATGATCTACTTGATATAATTAGGAAAGATCGTTATATTAATATCATGGATCATAGTTTCACGATTACATTTATTAATAAATCACAGGTTAAAGAAGTTGGACAATGACTGAGGAGCGATTTAAGCTTATAGATAAAGTGCGAAACGAACTTTTTTATTTTAAGGAAGACAGAAAAAAGATTGCAGATTCAACACATATCCGTATTCCAATTTCCAATATTGTTCAGAAATATATTCTCGGGTGTTTAGATATGCAAATCACAGAACTTCAAAAAGAATTCGATTCGTTATGACAACAGAAAATTTGATCAAGGGATTGCAGATAATAGAAAGCCGTAGACCACAAAGTAGTGATCCCAATAGTACACAAGTAGGAAGTGATGAAATATGGTCAGGATCTCTTGAATGGGCTTTCTCTCAGCAAGAAAGACATCAGCTAGAAGAATTAGGTTGGCATCCTAATGAAGAGTATGGCTGCTGGGGGGCTAACTTATGAGTAATCTAAAACATACATCACAAGATGAGAATGTAATTATCCATAATATGGAATGGATGGAACGTATTATCTGGATTATAGGAATAGCAACCTTCTTTGGATTAGCAATATATTCATCTCTGGAAAATGGAAAACAGAAATTGGTAATCTACAACCAATCATGGGAAATTAGAGATCTAAAATTCGACAAAATGATGCTCCAAAAAGATGTAAAATTTTATAAGAATATGGATTCGTTAAATAATGTATACTACTTGAAATTATTTAATACTCTATTACGTAAATAAAAGTTATGGAAATAGAAGATGATCAGATAAGAAAACTAGCGGAAGACATTTCTCAGCAGATAGACAATGCGACAAGACATATTGGAGGGTATAATGAAGAAGAGCTTAAGAAGATAACTGACTATTGGAGTGCGTAATTAAATTGTTTTTTAAACAGATACATGTAATGAAAACACGACTTCTAAAGAAGATTAGAAAACGATTTATATATTCATACGAGAATAATATTTCCTCATGGATAGTGTATGACAATTCCACAAAAAAATCATCACGAATTCATAAATTCTCTGATGGGTATAAAGCACTTGGGCATATGGTAAGTAATATTACCTCATTCGGGGAAAGAAAAAAATGGTTTAGAAAGATTTGCAGACTTTATTATTGAGTTAATTGTTCCGATTCAAAAGATTGTATGTAGCAATGAGCGGTTTTTCTTTTCTATCTTCTGCGGTTCTTGTCGCTTTTGTATCTCCCAACATGTCGATAAGCATAATCAAGAAGGCTACCGTTTTATCGAATACCTGGCGCTCTGAATGGTCATATAATAGCATTTCTTCAAGTAGCTCGATGAACCAAATCTTATGGCAATGATGTTCGATAAAGGCGATCCCAAGTTCCAATTGCTTCGACAATGCAAATGGATCCTTAGAAGATGTTCCTGGAACTGGACGTCCCGGAGCAATTGGATTACGAGCGCAGGTAGGTGTCCAGCGGATATAACCGGTATAACCCTCTGCTTTGTAGTACTGATAGTAATCATCCCCGGCATCCGTTTCAAAGTGAACACGTACGCCATAGAATATACCAGCAAATAACATTTGATCGTACATGTTCTTCTTTTCCTTGGGACGATCAAAGTAGAAAGCCACTGGCAGTCCTGTGTTTTCAGGATCATTCGAATCATATCTTTCTCCGATCCATGCTGCTGTATGAGAAAGGTCTTTATTGCCTTTGGTGAATGAGTGCCGGTGCGGGTCAATTCCATTGGCATATTTGCCTGTATTCGCAGGCGCCCATCCCTTATCCGTCATCTGCCTACGATTACGCTCACTAATTTCAGGGAATTTAAGGATAAGCCATGGGCCATCTTTCATGTCCATGAAATCACATGTTCCGTCATCCTTTTTGAAGAACTTACCACGACGTAAGGTTTTCGGCGCATTATTAATTGCTTCTATCTGATCGGTTATCTTCTCTACCGAAAAATGACATTTAGCCTGGGAGATCATAAATGCCTCACGCTCATCGAAAGGATTCATCCTGACTTCTTCCGAATATGCAGTTGGATCGCCTCTTTTCTTTTCTCGATCTTTTAATAGAAAATCTTTCGATCCTTCATAGGCTACACCATAATTCTCTAAATAAACTTTTCTCATGGCCGCAGAAGCGTTCTCCGTAATCGAGAAGCCATGCTCATCTATGAATCCAGCCAACCCCTCATATGCTGGACAGAAATATCTATATAGTCCAGTACCGGTAATCTTATCTGCGAACTGATTTGAATTGTCCCAAACCTCCTTATATGCCCGACCACCGGACTCGGCATCATTTACTGTAGATACCATTAATGCAAATCCAACCCGCTTAAGTCCTTGGGTAAGAGTTTTCTTTACAATAGGCCAGTACTGATTGATTGGAACCTCTACACTCCATTTACCCGCCTCATCGATGATGATAACAGTAACGCGGCCAGAGTCATAGCTATTTAACGCCGTAGACTTGTAATCTATACGCGATTCAAGACCCCGATCCCTATTATAGAGTTGCCCCTTTTCTCTGGACTTCTGCTTCCGCTCCTTGGGCTTTTTAAATGATAAGCTAGTCTTGGATTCTGCTTCTTCAACGCGCGGCTTTAGGAATGCCGGCAGACCATTGAAGGCTTTTACGATCATGTCAGAGAACAATGTCTTGGCATCTGCCCCTGTCTTGGATACTATACCGCAATTAGACTGAGGCGTTGTTATTGCCGTCCAAAGCGCAAAACACGCCGCCTGGGAGCTGGCACCCTCACGACGTTTTTTTATCCGGATGATGCCGGTAATATACTTTTGACTCAGACAATAATCCAGGAAATAAAACCACTTCCGATCTGCATCTCTAAATTCTGGCTTCGTGCCATCTTCAAGGGTATAGTACTGCAGGTAGAAATAATGGACACCGGTAAGGTAGGTTAACTCGCCACGGTTAAAGAAATAGTATCCCTCTTTTATCCTCTCTAGTTCATTTACAACGTAGGACTCCTGCTCCACATCGAGGATCGCATTACCATCCAGGTCAAATTCAACATTGTCAAATGAATCTGGTATTGGTTCCCGTACCCACTTCTGATCCCCAAACAATAACTTGTGTCCTTTTACCGTTTCTCTAACAGGATAGGGCGGTGGTGTATAATCTATTCCATAGATACTATGACTTTGCATACCAAGGTGATTTTCTCTTTATCTGGAAATGGGTTCTTACCATCTTCTTTGTGATCCGCTTACCGGCATATGGCTTCTTAAATCTCTTCATATATCGGATAATTCTATTGTAAAATTCCTTTCCAAGCGGTGTAAAGGAATAGGTCTTTCTGAACCTAAAGGTACTGATATGCTGAATATATTCAATCCTTTTAAAATGTATTACCTTTTGTCTGATATAATTGACTGGTAACCCGGGATACATAAGAGCCAATGTGCCGGTATTGAATGTTTCAAAGTTGCCAAACCACAGCAGGCAGCACATATCTTCGAATTTCATTCCGAGTTTAGGTGCTATTTTTCGTATGATCAGACTATATATACCGATATATCTACCGATACCTGGCAGTTTTTCCTTTTTAATGAGGCCAATGAATGCATTCTCTTTAGCTAGTGACTTGGCTTTATTTATTAGCAGGATTTTTCTTCTTGTTAATCTTTTTTGGATAGTACGCCTGGACTTCTTTAACTGACCAGCTTTCATGACCCGAATATGTTTTCGGTATTTATTCAGCCTACGTGGTATTACCTTCTTAGCTCGTTCAAGTCGAATCTTAACGATTTTACGTATGGCGATCTTCGCATTTTTCTTAATTAGTGCGCGAGATTTTCGAATCTCTACCCTATGCTGCTCCCGTACCTGTTTTCTGATGTAAGAAGCCTTTAATACACGACGACGGAGCATAGCAATACGCCTACGCTTCCGTTTTTTGAGCCGGGCTTGGTACCCACGTATACGATAGCTCAGATAGGTAGTATAGTGCCGACTATCCTTCATCACTTCGCCAAGTTTAAAGTATTCTTCCTTTAATTTGGCAATGGAAAGCTGATTTATCCTCCTTTCTGATAAAATACCATCATCTTTAAATATCCATGGCTTCTCAGTTACCTTTTTCACCACGCTTATTGATTAATCTTTCTATTAATGGTTGACCTGCAGTCGATTCTTCTTTAATCTGTGGCCCATATTCTTGAATGAAGGCTTTAAAATCAGCCGTCCATCCCCTGGCTACAGTTGCCATCTTGATAAAACGATCCAAGGTCTTGTCGTCTTTCCCAGTAAGGTCAATTTTCAGGTCTGCCATGTCTTTGGCCAAGTCCATAAGCTGCCGATTTAGCGCCAACATGAACTGTACAGCGCCATTTCCATCCAATCCTTCTACCATGACCTCCAACTGCTCAATATATTCGAGGACTTCCTTTGGCGTTCCCTTTAAACTGGGCCTATTTAACATTATTGAATCCCATTATGTAATTGTAATAATCATTGGCAATTTTATATACTAATCCCGAAATCACTTGCTCAGGAGTAGCATGAAGAGTTGCCATCTTTAAGCATTCTAATTTTCGATAACGAGATATCGTATCGCAATCTTTCTCATTGAATTTATTCAGAAATTGCATTGGCTGATTATTCATATCATCAATGAATTTCTGTAAATCGCCCTCTTCTTGTGTCGTTAATGGCTTTGTAAGCATGGTTTAATTATTACTATTTACTGTTCATCCTCTCCGATTATAAATAAATAGAAGTCTTTTGCAATCTTGACAATATTCGCCGGATCTTTAGTAGAACCTGATACCTGAACAGCTTTTATTGCCAAATCAATCGCATTAATTCGAGCATCTTGGTCATTATCTCCCATTTCTTCATCATCCTCGAAATCATCTTCTGGTAATTCTTCTTCTTTTTTCATGTTATTCGGTGCTTGGTTGGTTTAATTTGTTGACTAAGTCAAGTAAATCTTCGAATTCTGCATACGTGCAGGTAACTGAGTTGCGCATCATCCGATTAGCGTCATGGATAAATGTGAGCGTCACAGTACGCTTAGAAGGAGTTTTGTTAACCTCCCACTTGCCTGCACCTGACTTCCACATGCTATCCCGCGACCAGATGTTTTTAATGTTTGCCATGAGTATTGATTTATGAAAGGGGATCGACCCTCTCAACTATTTCCATTTAAGATAGAGTTACGCAGTAGCCGCTTTTACAGCCCACATTGCCGCATCTTCAAATCCAGTTTGTGCCAGAGAAGCCAAGCGGCCATCTTTAACTTTTAACTCTTCGCAGATATTAATCAACTCAGCAGCTTTCTGTTTGATTTGGAATACCAAATCTTCATTTGAAGGATTGAATTCAATGCGAACTCTTTGTTCGCCGATTGTTTTTTCAGACATATTACTTGATTTTTGCTCCTTTTTTAATGACATACGCCAGTAATAATATACAAGCGAATGATGAAATAAACTTTACAATCATTTCTTCGATCTTTTGCTAAGATCTTCAACAGATTCAACTTCCGCCGATTCGCTACCGATCCATTCATTAATAAACTGTTTCGCGGCAGAATCGGCAATCTGACGAGCCATAAAAGCATCGACATGCACACCACTCCGTACGATCTCGTTAGATGATATCTGAATCCTGTAATACTAATGAGTCGAAATAAGTTCCCCCCTTCTTTAAGTGTGATTTCACGTTTTCAAGTTGTTCATTAATTTCCATAGTATGTTGTTTAAAGTAAGTTTAATCCGATAATTACCTTTTCCTTGTCTGTAATTTTACGATAAGATCTTTCGAAGACATCTTTTGGCGACCAACTCTGATATCCATCTTCATAAATAATAGTATATCCTTCTTCATCGATTGTATCACGAGGAATGACATCTCCTTTTATCATTCCATAAAAGTAATTCTTGTGCATTGGCGCTGCATTCACAATTTTTGTTCCGATATAAGATTGCATATTATTTGTTTATGAGTTTACAATCTGCCAGTCATTGGCAAGAATATCTGTTTGAGATGGCAACCAGGGAGTTACTGTGCCATTAACAGATTTTATCTGTAGATATGGCGTAGCATCATATACTTCATCATTCATAGAGAATGTACCGCCGCCGACCATCTGAATCCACATTCCTTTACCATTCCAGCCATTACGCTCTATGCGTTTCCCGTTTTTTAGGAATCGTAAAGCCATATCAAATGACCATCTAGTCTCTGTAGCTATTTCCCAGTCATTCCTATTTTGATAAATAGAAACATTCGGCTTATCTAATATATCGCCATCTCTGGTAAACACTTTGATAAATTTACCATCTGGCATATACCAATAACCCAACCAATCGGAGAGACGAACCCGTTTCCCGTCAATCATTTCTTGTACTGCTTGTTCAAAGTTCATATTTATGAGTTTTGTTTTATTAATAATCCGTGTACTTCGTCAAAGGTATGCTTTACTACTAACTCGCGGCCAGTCGATAAGCCAATCAGACAGCGGTTATCGCTAAGCGGTTCCGCAGATACAATTGATTCAATCCGTAATGCAATACCCTCAACTATAATATCTACAGGCTTATCTCCGCCACCCCAGATAGACTTCTCTTGATTGAATACGTGTATCATTGGTTTATATTTATAGGTTCTATGCAAGTACGCCATATTTCAACTATATCTTTATATTGATCCCTTAATGTAAATGAATCTCCACTCTTCATACAGATCACCGTCATACCAGCAGCCCTACCAGCAGTTCCGATATATACGCTTTCGACATTCTCCATGAGAATTGTTACTGGTTCATCCGGAACTTCCTTTTGGTAATCATCTTCGCGGAGAGACATAAATTCTTGTAGCATATTACTTTTGTTTGGTTTTTAGTAATAAATGTTGACGATTCCCGTTGTAAAAGATAGTTGGATTAATCCAGTAAGCAACCGCACTCCGTTTACCTGTATAAGCCCTGGCTAATACTAATTGAGTGCATAATGACTTTATCCCATCGTATACATAAGTTCTGGATATACTCAACTTCTCTGCGATAGTTGCTGCATTTAAATACACGATATCTTGCTTAGGCTTAGACGCTTCCAGTACATAAGTGAAAACCAATATTCCGGCTGGCGTGATCTCTCTCAGAATCTTCACATTATCTATATATAGTTTAATGAACTCACAATCATCTTCGAAAGAAGGGAAAGAGCCGGTATGAGTAGTTACCATCACCAACCCATTATCATCCTGCACGAACTCACCATCTGCATTCATGATCGGCCCCACCCGCTTCCGGCTGCGCATAATAACCCGCACCTGCTTACGCAGATCCTTTATAAATGGGTTCTCCTTATGATAAAACTCAGCCATTATCTATCTTTATTTTCTTTATTGTCGCGACCATTTCCTTATTGAATCTAAACTTTGGAGTTAACATAGGCTGAACAGTAAAATGTTCCTTCGTCTGAAAGTTATATGCACGTCTTGGTCGGGTCTTTACCAGATCAAATGATCCCAGTTTCTCAAAGTAAATCCGGCGCGTTTTACCCTCTTCCATCAGAATGCGAATCTCTTCTACCATAGCATTCATGATCTTTGATACATCATCGATATGATAACCAGTTTTCTTGTGTACTCGGTGTCTGATCAAGCTAACACCTTGTGTATAGTGAGCTGCCATATTATTAAAGTATTATTGGTTCAACCATATTATCACAATTCGGACAATCTATCTCATCCATGGTGACAGGCCATATCCCAACCCATCGATGTGTGCAAAGCGGACACTCTACCAGCGCTACGTTATATGGGCCGTCGTTATTCATCTACCTTCATAATATATTTAATTAATATACTATGCGCATCACACTCCGCTGATTGAGGAATGATATTTCTTATTTCTTCAACCACTGGGACTAAAACCATTTCTTCGTATTCTATTTGTCCATGCCCTCTATAATCTGGTACCACATAATTCTTATCCCTTCCGAACAGCGTGATATACTTACCATCATATTCTATACGAAACGGTTCTTCCCAGTTATCTTCACGTTTTATTAATATCCTGTGTATAGCTGGTGGATTCGGAAGTTCTGGAATAGTTTCTAGGTTATAATTCTTAAGAGCATAGTTAAGCGCTTCAAAATCGTCAGTAAATTCACATATTGCCCCTAATGCATATTCCATTACCTCAACCAGTAGCCCGGAAGCTATCGCTATATCACAAGCGGTTCGTACATATCCTTCTGGTTTCATGCTATTTATCTTTTGTAATTATCGTCTAATATTCTCCGGTTGCTCCACCACCATCGCTCGTTCCACCGCCGAAATAGAAGTTACTCGAATCAGATAGCTGGTCATTACTGCGGTTATCTAAGCTAGATGGGAACGGAAGTGATTGCAAGAATAATACTGGATCATGAACGTAATTGTCACGCTCATCGAACACAACCTTTTTCTTTCTCCTGAACAGATTCAATATCTTCTGTAGCATTATTTTAATATTTTAACGTTCCAAATAATAACATCCTTATTTAAGGGAGCCTTCCATGCATCTAAATAACCAATAGCCTCCCATCTAGTATCATAATAACCCGGAACCCCATTCGGCATTGCATCTCCCATATACTCCTGCGCCTGTCTTATTACATATCCCCTAGTATCCCTAACAACTCCATGCCAACTACATAACATGGATACCTGAACAGTAGTATCATACTGCTCTTGCGGATACCATCCCATAGGAACTGCCTTATACATTACCGTCCGTGATGAATTCCACATGTTAATTTTAGATGGATTATTCTGCTGAGAGAATGCTGACAACTGGAATAAGATAAGAATTATAACGAGTAAATTTTTCATATATTCATTTTAAAGGTCTAGTAAATCTATAGATTAATAATCCCATCATACCCAACACCACCATCCAAAATATCACAAGTACGTAGTCCATTTATGATGGTTTAAGTATCCCGATTTTGTTTATAAGAACATCTTTAACTTCTCCCCAATCTACATATGGCCTTTTACCTGACGGGTATTTAAGAGGGCATCCAAGAGCGGAATCATCTATGTACAACTGCGCATAACACTTATTCGATTCAGTCCAATCTTTCTGTGTAGGATTATACTGAACACCATATAATGGAATATTTTCATCAGAAAACCAATTTTTAGCTGCTTCAAGTTCTTTACCAGAACGCATAGTATATAATATCAGCCTATGACCTGCAGCAACTAATTGCTTCAAAACTGGACCAGCCCCTATATCATTACCGATTTCGGGATATTCATGTGTTACACAGGTGCCATCAAAATCTATTGCAATTTCCATATTGTAGTCTTATTAATAACGTTGTTTATATCTGGACAATTCTATCTTGGTTTCTTTTTGCAATGATACTAACGCCTGTTCATCCAACCCCTTCAATTCACCCAACACTTGCTCATCTTCCTCAGAGAATGGACTGGCAGAATCGAATCCATTATCCAGTATCTCCAAGATTAGCCGGAGTTTACTATTCAAAGCGAGTTCTTCTTTAATCTCTTTATAGATTACCGGATCTAATCTCTTGACTGGCAGTTTATCCATAAGCTATAGACTTGTAATTCCCTGATTTTTTGTCAATCTTTGAAAAAGCTCCTTATCCTGTTCCTTATGTCCTATTATATTCGACAATTTATTCTGTTTCAATTTCCATTCACGAAACCTTTTCATATATTCTTGATGTTCTATATGCCTAATATCATTTAATGATCTCTCTAACATGATGATGCCTTTTTTATATAAAATCAACATCGATTTACACAAAGATATACGTTAGTCTTCATTCAACCAAGAGTTTACAAACTTCGTGTTTCATTCAACCATTTGATTAATTCGTAGATTTTCAACTACCTGATAATCAACAAACTAGTTTCATCTCATATTTATCTTATTGCAGGAAATAGTAAGAAATAAGTATGCAGAAAAAATATCAATACCAGGATACTCAAAAACAAAATCCTAAACATCACACAGACGTAATGCGCCGTTTAAGGCGCTTTCTTTACCCAAAGACACACAAATACCCACAACATATACAAAAGCCCGTAGAATCGCCTTAAAATGAGAAATACGGAAGAAAAGCGTGAGGTGAGAATTTTTACTATAAAATCATACTATTTTAATCCTATAATAGCCACATAATTCCCTTGTACACCTCTTTACAATATTATTAATCTTTGACTTTTGATAAATAAGTCGAATGTCAGTCATGCTTAAACGGCGACCATCAGGGAAACAATACAAATAAATACCTCTAGATTTACAATCCGTAAAATCAATACGCCTACTAGGATAAATATAAATACTGCTGACATATTCTAGATTGTCAAAGCTATTATTATCCTTATCCCCATCCCGGTGCTTAATCCACCGGCTCAGCGGCTCATCTATGAAATATTTCGCCACTAATCTATGAACATAAAACAATTTTCTAAATCCATCATTACATAACTGAACTGTACAATATCCAGCCTTCGTTTTACCATATCGAAGCCGTACCTCCTTATTACTATTACGTCCATAAGACATTATAACCCCATCATCACTGATTGTATAATTTGGATAATCATCTATTCTCTTTATAGAAACCATATTTATGTTTATCACAAATGTATGTAGTTTACGATAAAATTAACCAGATATATCTACGCATAGGTCTTCCCCCACGCGCAGGGAGTCAAACGATTCTGGGGAAACGAAATCTGTTGACCCGGGTGGGCTAACTTTCAGGGAACAAACTTGCCGATTGTTTTTGTTTTTGTTGGCGAGGGGAACTTGTTGATTCAATAACTAATTGTTCTGTGATTGGAACCTGGTTTGACATTGATAACCACAATATTCATGAATGGTATAGCTTAAAAAGGGGAAACGCGACAAACTAATAGTATATTGATTTAGTAGGATAATATTTATTATGTTAAATAGACATAGATATAACGCTGTAACTGTTGCTGGTTGTACATCACAGCGTATTAATCATACTTATATGTGTTCACAACTTCGGATAATATAACATCACGACACTATGTCACATATAAACCCGCGCACGTATCTTATATATACACCACATTATTCCATTTGTCATGAAAACACACGAGTATTGTCACGCTGAAACGCCTGAGAATCGTCTGTACGAATTCAATCAAGGCATTCTCCCGTATAATCAATTCTCAGACAATTGTAGAAACTGTTGCTAGACGGTCAAAGCAAGATTGATTATCAATGTGTTATGGAAAACATGTGTAATATCGTAGTAAAATCTGTCATTGTCGAATGGGGGGAATAACGAGTAAACTGTAGGTTTCGCGTATTGTAGTATGTGTGAAAAGCGCTGTTGACTTCTTATATCGGGATATATCGATATTCCTATTAGTATTAAATAGGGGATGAGAGGATTTACTTACTTAGTAGTAAGTAAGTTTTGTGGATGGTGCGTGTTGATAGCTGTTTGCTTCGCGTACGGTGTGAATTGTCGATATAGTTGACTAAGTCAAATAGTTTTGTGTATAAGGTCCCGGGAATGCTCGTTTTGCATATAATTATAAATCTGACAAACTGGTGACTTTTGTTTTTGCGCAAATTGAAATAAAGGTGTATATTTGTATTGTAGAAGGGATGGGGATTGATAAGGCTGCAGAGTGTTGATGGGCTTGTATTTCAAAGGAAATGCGGGCTAATTATAAAAGGCACTGCGTGCGGCAAGGATTTAAAAAAAGTTCTTTGAAAATGTGGTTAAATATCTTATTGGCAGGCGGCCCGCAAAAGTGGCTTAGGTGCGTGACAGGCATCTATCAACCGGCTAATGATTAAAGATATAAGGACATATGTCTATCTCGCTACAGAGATTCATGTGTTCACCCTCTTCTTTGCCTGGACGGTCGATCTATCACCGGGATGCATGGCAGCATCGGAGCGGAACATTATTCACACTTCACACTTAAAACCTAATATCATGAACTTCAATTCAGAATTGCGCACAATATCACGTGATCTAGCAGATTATATAGCTAACGAAATGTTCTATTCCGGGTTGCTTTCCCCTGCAGCAGAGGGAAAACTTTCTGAGCTTAACTTGACAATAGGTCAATTTATTTCCGATTTTGCTAGCGACTGCGAATCGGACAAAGCAGAAAATAACGAACGTAACGACTATATGCGTAACGACTAGAAACGCAGGAGTTTCACTCTTAATTCACTCATTATCAAAACATTGTGTTATGAACACTTACCAGAAAAAACCTATTCAGATTTCAGCGATTCGCCTGACGGTGGAGAATGCCTACGATGTAATGACCTGGGCAAATCATATACAGCCAGCGGACAAACAGATTAAGTTGTCCATCGAATCTGGTACAACGACAGGGCTAATCATTCCTACAAAAGAGGGGGACATGCTTTGTGGGATTGGTGACTATCTCATCAAGGAACCTTTTCCTACGGATGATCGTATGTTCTACCCTTGCAAAGCTGATATGTTTGAGTTAACATATGATCGTATATAGTGTATCATATAACTAATTCTTAACACATGTTTCAGGTTAACGGACGAGCTGTAAAGCAGCGAAACTGGCCGAAAGGGTTGATATTAACCAATATTCTTTACCCCTTAAAACAATTAAGTTATGAAAGCCTACGTATTCACAGCGGTTCTGAAAAATGGCACAAATGCACAGGTAAAGGCATACTCAAAGGACAAGGCGTTCGAGTATCTCGTTAGCCTGGACCCTTCCCTTACGCTTTCTCATGTTAAGCGTACTAAGCTAGAGAACTCTCATCAGGTTCCGGTTGATGAGCCGCGTTTCAATCTCAGCAAATCCGAACATTAAACCCTCTTAATCTTTTCATTATGTTACGCACTTACACCTTGCTTGAAGCATTACCTCTTATTTCATTTTTTCGCAATATAAATATTGCTGGTATCACTACCATATTATAAGAAGATGGTTCGAGATATCGATTCAATTATATATACAACGAGACGGATTGCTACATTGATCTTAGTAGTAGTAAATCATGCTCCCCTACAGGAGGAAGGTTTGGTAAAATACATATCAAACCACTGTCTTTTCGCGAGGCGGAATAAACAATAAATTCGGGCTAATGTCTTTTGGCCTTCGGCAGATAGGATTAAAAAAAACATTAAAATAATTTTCACATAGAAAGTTACACTATTGTAGATGCACAAATTGTACGCGCTCATGGGTATGGGCAATACACTATCCAGATTGATTGCGTAATCGACAATCAAAAACGGAAATTAAGCCTACATTCTACTGATAGCCGATTGTTTGATAAGGCTAACGACCCGGACGTTGATCATTCCGCAATTGTTATGCAGGATGCGAAGTATATAATTCAAAGAGGAATAGAGAAATTTGCCTCAATTAATTGCTAGTCGATACCGCGATGCGCAACGGCTGACCCGTTCAAATCTGGCTCATCACTGGATAGCGCACTAATCTATTGTTCATCACAAAAACCACTCATATGAAACTATTCTTAATAGACACTGGGCTTTGGTTGGTTGTGATATTCGGTTGTCTAGTTCTGTTATATTCATTTATCGGTATTTATCTTTAACATGTAAATCTATTCCAATGCATTCCGTACATCTTCACGGCGTTAAGCTGACCTCGTTTCAGGCAACGAAGTTTGAAATATACGTCCGTATGAACTTCATAGCTATGAACACTAAATCAGCCCGGGAACGCAAGCGCATCGTTATAGATTTTCTCACACAATTACATAAATAATAATATCATGACTGGTAATATTGCAGATATAGACTACATAGCCGGTTCAGACGGTGATCAGGAGGGCGGAATAACCGTTATTCTACGCGACAAAAAAGAAATAATCGCATCTGCTATAGAATTTAACATTTGAAACATTATAAATAAATTACCATGTTACGTTTCAATCTTCATAAGCTGGATACCAAACTACACGTTCCGTATGTGGTTTGTACGTGCATTTGCTGCGCGATTTACGGAACATTTTTAGTCATTCACTCATTATTTATCTCACAGTTTAAAAAATAATTGTATGAAAAATTACGAAATATCAGACGATCGTTCTACCGAAGAAGTTGCTAAAACTTATGGGTTTGTCGTAGCCAATGATAAATTTATGTCTGGCTGGGGCAAAGCACCGGGGCGTTCTATTTTGGCCGTACCTTTTGTTGATGAAAAAGACCGTGACACTATTCTTTTACGCGTAGAAAAACGTTCAGAAATGAAACGCGTTCGTATTGTATATGGTAAATCATATCATCCCGCTATGCGCGAAGGAGATCACCTTCACATATATAACACTACCACCTCTTTCAGATATTCTCTAAATCCGGCTTAAATATTTTATGATGAAAATAGAATACCTAATTTACATATTCCTTTTCTTTTTGGGGCAGACGTTCGCTGGCCTTTACTTAGATCTCAAGAGGAGGAGAGAAATACACCCTATTACCATATGTATAATAGGAATCACGGCATTGTTGTTTTTGCTAATATCTTTTATGTGTATGCTTAATAATTGAGCTAAAAAATATAAACCTCGTTTGTCATGAAAGTAGAAAATATTCCTTTCGAGTTGACGATTATCTGTCCAGCTCTTACGGGTGGCTATCAATACCCTGCAGGTTATGAAGATTTGTTTGCTAAAGAGTATCCAGGCGCCCAAGATCGTACAACGGATAGCATTTTGATTGAATCATTTTTGTCATTGCAAATTAAAAATTAACAGATGTTAAATAACTTAATGTCAATCACCATTCCCGGTATTCCGGAACATCTATACGTCTTGTCTAACGATGAGATAAGAGAAGGTGACTCAGTGCTGTATAAGGAAACATTTCTTGACGGAACGGTTAAAACAGAGCTTGAATATCATAGCAACAACTGGGTATTAATGAAGGAGGTTCCTGCAGACTGCCTCCCAGCCTTTCACAGGGCGCAACAGGGGAGAAATGCACAAGCCGGTATTGCAGGATGTCACAAAATAATAATGTCCACGAACACATCATTAGGCGTGCCATGTCCCATTATTTTATCTCCCGAACAATTGAGATCTATTATTAGCATTTCTCATGCGACTGGGTGGAATGACGCAAGATCTAATAAAATTACGTGGTCTGATACGTCTTTTAACCAATTGAAAAACAAATTAATTGATCTTTTTAACATTGAGTTATGAGTATGTTTTCCTCTATATGTCTATGGATATTCGCGGCAATCGCGTTAGGCACAATGGCGTTACCTATTTATCGTTCATTGGCCGAATTAGACGAGCCAATACCGCCTTCTTATCATGAGTACACCGTGCTGGACATTGAAACAGGCATTCAAATGGTGATGGTTGGTGACGATAACGATCATCGATATAAAGCAAACGATACAGCGTGGCGTGATGATAAGTTTCTGTATGAAAATGTAGATAAGGCTACGGATAACGGCATGAAGGTCATAATTGTATCAACATTTAATCAACTCTACGAATAACAAACAAAATTCATTTACTAATTACTTAAAAACAAGACAATGAAACCAGCAAACATGTTTAAGAAAGACACATTTTACATCATCCGCGCAGAAAAGGCGGGTGTGTTTATCGGGAAAATCTCCTTTGTTGAAGGAGAAACTGTAGGCGTAAATGCGTTAAGGCGGTTGTACCGGTGGAGCGGCGCATTAGACGTAACAATGATTGCGACTAATGGCGTTACTAATACATCTGGCTGCAAATTCTCCGTTCAGCTTCCAGAAACTGATCTTAGCATCATCAACAACGTGGTTGAAATGCACCAGGTGTCAGAAAAAGCCTTAAATTCTTTAAATTCTGTACCCGTATGGAAGAGTTAATTAAAAAGTTCCTTTCCGGCTACGGCGACGGCTACGGCGACGGCTACGGCGACGGCTCCGGCTACGGCTCCGGCGACGGCTCCGGCTACGGCGACGGCGACGGCTCCGGCTACGGCTCCGGCGACGGCTCCGGCTACGGCGACGGCTCCGGCTACGGCTCCGGCGACGGCTCCGGCTACGGCGACGGCGACGGCTCCGGCTACGGCGACGGCTAC